GAAAAATGTGAATCCGACAATCCGCGTGATGTTCATCGACGCGGTTAGTTCTTGCCATGTTCCGCGGTTTATCGATCGGTATGCCTTTGTATTTGTCAGATAGCGCCCAGCCGTGTCAAACTGTACGATCCACTCGACGAACGTGCTGTCTATGCCGTAACCCCATGTCGCTGCATACGATCCATCCTTCTTATCGGCATAGCATGTCATGGTGTGCGACTTGCTATTTACGGATAGCGTCACCATGACATAGTCGAAGGTGTTAATGCCGTATTTTTCATTGACAATACCAAAGGTATTAAGAGCGCGCGACGTGTCTAGCAGCACGGTGCCTATGTTTTGGAGCTTTGTCTGCAAATCAGACGTTGTTCCGTCCGTGTTTGCATATTCCACTTGTTCCGCTGTTGTCGAAAACAAGATCTTGTCGTAATCCGTGCCATTGTTGATCATTAGATCGGCTTTTTTTATTGTCCCCATTTGTTAACCTCCTATTAGCTCTCTAAGCGTCTTTTCTGAATCCCCTATAGTGGGAACAATCTGCCGCCCGGTACTGTCTATAGCCTCCTCGACCTCTGTTACCACGGCGTCTATACGGATGCCGTCGTAGGTATCAGAGATCACCGTAACCTTGTCCCCCAGATCCCAATCAACCTCATATCCATCGACTACGGCATCAAAGATATAATTTTCTGCTGGCAGCATCCCGGCGAGCTTCTCCGTTCCACGTGCGGGCAAATCGGCGAAGTTCGAGATATCGCGGGCATCAATAAACGTCTCTCTTCGGTCCATACCCGCGTTTTCGTTTCCGACCAGTACCCAATCACGGGCAGCCCCTTCTCCTTGCCCTGCTACATAAGCACAGTTGCGAGATTCTAGATCATTGATTGTATATACCTGGTTTGTCACAGTGTCATAAGAATCGCGGAAAATGCAGCGCTTGTTTTTGCTTTGGCTTGCCGTTCGGTCGGTTTCCTGACGAACCATAAAGAGCATTTTTTTATTTCGCCAGTCCAAATCTATACCTATCCCCCAGTGGTACGCTTTCGCGAGTGTGGTCAAGTCGTCCATTAAATTGTTGTACCTTGTCTGGAAATTGATCCGGCTTTGCCCCGTCTCTATGTATTTGCCCCCGATTTCCAAGCAAGGGATATTCCGGGGCGATTCTTCCGCCGTGCCGATCGCATTGACGTGTACCAGATTCCACAATACTTGCATAGGGGACAAAGCTTTGAATTCCTGGTACGCTTCGCCGAAAGGCGGCGGCGTAATGCGCTGTGACATGAACCAGAGCAGAGAGTAGCCTTTGATTGTAGCCACTCCCTGGCGCTCGTCGTATTGTGCGTATTTTATAATGCCGTTCTTCGAGGTATCGGAGTCCAGCATTATAATATTGTCTTTAGCCAGCAAGGGGTTTTTGTAGGGCAGGGTAATTTGAAAGCTCCCGTATGTGTACCACTTGCGTACATATAAGAGGCTTGTATAATCGTCCACTTCCCCCAAAAAATTGAGGTCTTTATCAAATACGCGGATAGCTACTGCTTTATCCATAGCGCCCCCACAGGAGCCCCTGTCGGCTCGCTTTCCTGGACATAGACGGGCCTCCAGCCCAGCCCTTGCTGATTCCCAAACCAGGAATCCCAATCTTTTTGATATTGACGCATCATTGCATCAAATTCCGCGCTATTCTTTGGCCGGATTGCTCCGCACAGATCCACCTTGTAACGCTCATCTGAGGGCTGGTAGACACTCTGCCCGAGCGGAGGCACAAGGATATTTGCACAAGATAGATCATAAATCACGTCGTCGCGGCGGATGTCCGGCAAAACCGGAGCGTAAGACTCGCCACCGTATATTACCGTCGCTCTTACGTTTTTACTTGGTTCGTTGTGTCTTATTACAACACGCGCATACTGGGAATACCGCTCTGCGGATTGCTCCAACCCAAGAACCAACGGCGAAGTATTGATATAAAAATACCCCCGCAGGATGGCGAAGCCTGGCGCTAATACTGCGTTGTTATCCTTAAGCGTCACTTCCAGCCCCATGCTCCCGTCGTCGTTCACTTCGATACCACTTCGCCACAGGGCATTGAAGTATCGGTTAAACTCTTCTTCTCCGTACTTTTCTTCACAATCAAAAAAACCACTATATTCTGCCAATCTTTCCCCCTCCTATATTCCCAGGTACCGCTCGCGGTAAGTAATTACCACCTGCTGCGGATCTTGCTCGTTTTCCGTCGTGTACTCCAACATGTTGATTCCTGGCGCAAGCCAGAAAAACCTTGAATCCAGATCAATCAAATGTCGCGCATCCTCAACGATACCATTACGGTCAATGTTGACCGACTTCTTCCCGATATCTGTGTTGATGTAAAGCACTTCCCCTTTTGCCAGATCCGCCATGATCTTAATGAACTCGCCGGAATCCAAGTTATAGACAGCCGGATTAGTGGCTGGGCCGTGGAATGCGATCTGTAGCGGTATATTGAGTTGCCCGTTATTTTTCACCGGCTTCCGTGGCCCTCCTTTCTGCCTGAAGCTAAAGGGCAGTGAGAATTTCCACTGCCAGCCCCCGATCCACGTAGCAATCTGTTCCGATGTGGTGTATTCTGCCAAAAATGCCGGATCTACACAAGTTAGTTCTGCCAAACCTGTTAAATAGTCGTTAACGTTTTTACTTGAAAACGTTAACTTCCGAACCTCATAAGCAACCTCTCTAACAGTCTCCATATAGGTGACTTTTAAAGTTCCGCTTGAAAGGGGGGTGAAAAAGTCAATCAGATAATCTCTCATTTTCCCCCGCTCTGAGTATCCCTCATATTCAAACTCAATCGTAATTGGTCGGGGGAGTATCTTGCGGTTTATAATCCGTTCGCCAATGTTGTTTAGATTCTCCGCAGTTGTCAGTTCGTAATCGCTGGACTCTATCCCGCTATAATCCAGCACAACAAAATCTGTGTCGTCCATTTTTAGATTGTCCACCCCGTTGTAAAACTCAAAAATAATCATCCGAAGGCAAGCTCCTTTCCGATGCGTTTCATCTCTCTGGCCATTTCCACAGGGGATTCTACGGGCTGATGTATGTTGATTTCCTGATAGACGTCGCCTTGTGTCTGGTTATATCCACGCGCCCCCGCCAATGTGTTTATAGCCCCCTGCGAAGACGATGTTACATGCGCGTCCATACTTAACTGTCCTGTGGAGGCAGACAGGTCTCCCGTGATTTTTTCCATCTCTCGGTTGATGCTCATATTAGCCGTCTCTAAGCTGGATATCATTCCTTCTTCAAAACCTAGTCCGCAAAAATTGCCAATCTCTGCAAACACTTTAGAAGGGGAGCTTATTCCAAACGTTTTTCTCATACCTGCTGCGATGCCACTGGCTATATCTAGGATTGGGTTCTTTCCGTTTTTGAGCGATTGGCCTAGCTTGTCAATAAATGAACCCCCGCTATTGCTTCCAATCCCGCCCATTTCAATGCTAATGTCCGCAGCACTTCTCACCGCGCTCACGGCCCCGCTGACCTTTCCCAATCCTATTAAAATTTCACTGCTCAGGTTTCCATAAAAGCCGGAGCCTGCTCTTTTGGCCGACAGCGGCAAATCTCTCTCGATCCCTTTGCCTGTTTCAGCCATATTGTCGTATATGTTTTTTGCTCCGGTGACGGCGTTGGCCTGCATGTCTGCAATCTCTTTGGTTACGCCGAAGTTGGTCTTGTTCCACGTCTTGATATATTCCCTAAGCTCTGTTTCACTCATCTTGTTCAGCGCTGCTAGCTCTCCGCTTGCTCCTGCACCCGCATCCACCAACGCCTGAACAAAGGCCTCCGATCCCTCTGTGTTTTTTTCTGTAATTAGACCAATTACGCTTCCGAAGTTCTCCTTGTAATTTTCGAGACCTACCTTCTGACTCTCGAGATTCTCAATTAGGGACTCTTTTGTCACTTCCGAATTTTCTGACCACTCTCCGAATAATTCTAATTGTCCGCGAATGCTTGTTTCTGCTGCCTGATGCACCTCGTCATATTTATCGCTGATTACTCCGAACGCGTCTGCGGATTCCTGACTTACTGTTTTAGCCCGGCCTCCGAACTCCACCAGCACACCCTCGGTTGTTTTCGTTGATTCAGCAAGACCATCCATACTGCCTGTCGCCGCATCAGTACCTCCCCCGAGGGCATAGTAATCTTCCTCTAGCCCGTTGACGATCACACGACTGTTTTCTAGTTCACCGGATAAGTTTTCAATATCACTCGCTAACATAGCGGATTCTACCTGAGCATTAGAGTATTCCGTTCTTAAGGCGTTCACTTCGTCGCCTGTTCGGTGTGTCTCGTCCGTCAGTTGCGCTTCTAGCTCTATCAGCCAGGCATCCGTTTCGCCCTTTCTTTTTCGGACTTCATCAAGCTGTGCTTCTGCATCTGCAAGAGTTCTTTGCGCCTCTGCAAGTTCCGATGCTTTTTGCATGGCGTAGTCCGCTTTCGCCTGTGCAAGGTAATATTCCAGTGCGGCATCCGATAGTTTATCGTACTCGTCGCGCTGGATCGTCAGAAGACCCGTCGTTTCATCTATGCAGTCCGATAACCCCGGAATGCTCTTCGATAGCTCTTGCACAATCTTTTTCATTTCGGCTTCTTCGGCTACCGTGCGTTTCGTTTTGTCGGCGAGGATATAGTATCGATCTGCAAGGTTTCCGCAGGCGCTCATATTTCCTTCTACCGCTGTCTTGCTTTCCGCGTAGGTTGTCTCGACCTCGCTGGCAGATTCATTCATCTCTTGCAGCGCTTCAATGGTCTCATGGATGGATTCGCGGTAGTTACCAAATTCGGTTCCCGCGTTCTCGGTGGTGATGATTAGCGTTGCCAGTGTCGCAGCCAGTGTTGTGCCGATTGTCACTAAAGCCCCTAGCGGTGTTGTCATTCCAACTGTATTTAGCATCTTTGTGGCAGTCGCAATTCCCACAATTCCCGTAGCGACAAAATTGGCGTTTTCCATGACCCATGTCAATCCGCTTAGTACCGCCGGAAGGGCTTTAGCGCCAAAACTTATTGCCCCCTCTGCAACCTCGCCAAAACTCTCGGCCAAGTCGTCGAATTTCTCCCCCAGCCTACCGGTAGTCATTTCACGGTTTAGATTGGAAACCTCCGAAGTGATTCCCGAAACGGCAGCTCGGAATTTGTTTTGAAACTTTTCATATACTGTAATTCCCAGGGCTTCAGTAGCGCTCTCTAATTTAGTAATTTCTCCTTTTAGGTTATTCTCCAAGGTATCTGACATGTTTTTTGCAGCACCGGCAGAATCGTTAATATATCCCGTCAGTTCGTCCATTCGGTCTCCGCAGTTCCCCAACATGGCAGTTACGGAGGCCAGGTCTGTCACCTTAAACATTTTCGTGATGATGTTTTGGCGTTCTTTTGCCGTCATGTCCGACATAGCGGCATTCATATCGGAAAAGATATCGTTCAGTGACCGGAGATTTCCTTGGGAGTCATATGTTTCTAAATTTAATTCCTTGAATGCGGCGGTCGCGTCGCTGGTTGTCGGAGTCATTGCTAGAATGATATTTCGCAGGTGCGTTCCGCCCTCGGCTCCTTTGATACCATTATCGGCAAGTACGCCAAGGGACATGTTTAACTCGGTGATTCCTCCGCTTAACTGCTGCGCCGTTCCGCCGACGGTCAAAATCCCCTCGCCCAACTGTGCCACATTCGTGTTGGATTTGGTGGCCGTCATGGCCATCTTGTCCATAAGTTCATCCATTCGCTCGGTTCCAATATTCAGGGCTGAAACTGCGTCTGTTGCCATATCGGTGGTGCTCGCTAAATCCATGTTTGCAGCAGATGCAAAAGTGAGAACACGCGGTAGCGTAGACACTGCTTTTTCTGCGTCATACCCTGCCAGAGCTAGATAGTTTAATGCCTGAGCAGATTCAGAGGCAGAGTATTTTGTGGTCTCTCCACATTCCTTTGCCGCTGCTTGAAGCATGTCGAAGCTTGCGCTTCCGCTGTCGATTTCTTCAACCGTAATCCCCATCGTGGCGGCTACTTCTGTCATGCTGGCTTCAAAGTCCATTCCAACCGACACCACAGCACCGGATATTTCCTTAATACCATTTGCGATTGCCTTGACACCGGCTACTATCATCTCGCTTACCAGGTTCGCCTTTAGGACGCTCCCAAAAGTGCTGGTCTCTTTTGTTGCGTCCTGCACTTCCCGACCGTATTCGTCAATGCTGCTGGCGGTATCGTCCGTAGATCGTTCTGCTTCTTCCATGTACCTGTTGTTATCCTGGATCTCGCGGTCTAAGTCAATCAAGTCCGCCTCGGCTGTATTTAGGGAGTTTTGCCATTGGTTTGTTGTATTCCCCGCCGCCCTGTACTCATCCTGTGCGAATCTCAACTGTTCGGATAGATCGTCTATGGCCTCCTGCTGCTCGCTAAGTTCTTCAGTGGTTGTTCCGGTGGCAGACTGCATCCGCTCCATTTCGGCGCACTCTGCCTTTAGGCCTTCCTCGAGGGCTTTGACCTTGTTGGCGGATATCTCCTCTTGTGCGCTCGCCTTTGCTACGGCCTCTCGGTAGACGTTAACCTTTGACTTTTGCGCTTCGTACTGTTTGGCCAGCACGTCCCCCTTTGCCCTCAATCCGTTCATGCTGTTTGCGTTTCCGTCAAATTGCGTCGTTGTTAGGCGCATTTCTGATTGTAGTGTCCGCAACTCTGTGTTTATACTTGTTATGGCGCTTCGAAACTCCCGTTCCCCTTCCAGGGCAAGGGTAGCACCTATTTTTTTAACTGACATGCGCTACCTCCCGATAATGTCAAATATGGAGTCAATCTTTTTCTCTTCTGCGTAGTAGCCTTTTTTTTCAAGATTAAATACCTTCTTGTAAGCCTCAAATAAATCTACAAACTCGGCAATAGTCAAGCGGCCTACCTCATGCCAGCTCATGCCAAGTTTGTTCATCCCGATATATAAAACCCATGCAAAATCTACTGTTTCCTCTTTTCGGGATTGTCCTCCTGCATGGGCTCTGTGTTTTTTCTCGTCAAACTCCCCTGGAATTCAACAAACAAAATTCGTGCCAGATCAAAGGGGGAAATATCCGCCATGCGAACAAGTTCTTCTTCTGGGATCGGCTCCATCCCCTGAATGTCTATCCCCTCCGCTGCCATCCATGCAAGTGCTTTCTTGATTGTCGGAATATGCAATTCGTCGTCCACTGGAATCGGATTCCCTTTTGCAGTTTTTACGATCTTACCCTTTTCGTCCCGCTTATAGTGATACGCTCCAAGGTTTTGTTGAAAGCTGGACAATACGGTTTCGCCCTCCCGCATGTAGACGTACTGTTCTTGGATAATTTCCATTACGTTCAGATTGCAGATAATCGGAATCTCTTTTCCGCTCAATATGATTGTTGTCAACTTCTTTTTGTTTAACATTTTTGCCCTCCTAGAATATGCAAAAGGGCGGTTTTACCCGCCCTGCGCTATCGATTACCCGCTAACTTGGATGTTCGCTTTCTCTTTAAGCCATTCGATTGCTTTTGTTTCCGTGTCGCAGATTTCAAAATCCTGATATCTCCCGTCAGCAAGTGTAATTGCAGTTCCTGACAGTGACGGGGTTGAAAATTCGATGGAGTCTCCAATGGTCTTTGCTTTGGACGACGGAGCCGCAAATTTCACTTTGTATACCCAATATGGGATATGTTTTTCTACGCCGTCAATTTCTTCCATTGTGACAAATCCAAATCCTACATAATTGGTAGCATCCTTGGAGTTAAAAGTTACGCCTCCAGTGTCAGAAACAGTCCTGCCGTAAATAATCTCATACGCCTCCTTGGGAAGCCTCGTTACTCCCAGCGTCACCGTTAACGCTTTAAATCGGTTGACGCTGTTTGTTGCCCGGTTGTTACCGTATAAGTTTGCCTCCGAGCCGCCGGGCTCCAATGCTACCTCAATCGCCTCTCCACATTCAAACCCGTCTGAGTAGGTGGGGGTATCATTGGTCAGCTTTGCAATAATTGGTGTTGTAGAACCAAAATATGCCATATTCTATTCCTCTCTTTCTAAAATTTCGCACTCGAAAATAATGTGCCTGATCCTTGTGTCGTCTTCTGTGAGCATCGTTATAAATGGATAGGTAAAACCGGCGTTAAGAAGTGCCCGCCGGATTCTTCTCCGCTCGCTAAGGTAATTTTCTTCGAGCGGAAGAAAGAAGTGTATCTGCATTGCTACCCGGTCTCCTCGAGGGGAGTTATTCGCATGTAACGCCGCCCGATTGTCAGCCTCGTTAAAGGTAAACCATCTTGCCTCGTTGCCCGTGTACAAATCAGGTTTTACCGGACAGCCAAATGGGGCAAGCGCTTCTCTGATTTTTTGATTAACCGTCACTCCCCAGCCTCCTTGTCAAATGTCTCTTGCATCTTATTTGTAACGTCGTTTTCAACGCTTGCAAGGGCTGCTTTCAGGACAGGTGCCGCTCTTTGCTTGGATGTCCCGTATTCAATATAGACCAGCTTTTCCATGTTGCGCACACCCTTCGAGTCCTTCCCCGTTGGCCGTACCGTCACCGAGTAGCCGTTCTTTGTCTTGGTTGCTTTCTTTTCCTTGACAGAGGCTATCATTCTGCCCGTATCATTGTGCCTGGCGATACTTGCCTTTACCGCTTTTGTAATGATCGGAGCTGCGGAATCCAGCATTTTTATGGCGATTTCGTCGGTATTATTCAGCCTTTTTAGTTGATTTAACAGGTCGTCCCCGGCACTGTAGGAAAACCTTGCCATTAGATCATCTCCTTTATATTTGTCCATATCTCCAGATATTTGTTATCATCGGCGTAATTGTTGATATACGTGATGTTGTATAACCCTCCGCGATATCGGACATACATATTTGTGTTGATTTCCGTTCCTGATACTCGGATTAAGAAGCGCTTTTTTGCTTCCGCGAATTCCGCATTAGCCCTTATTATCTCCGTACCGGAAGTATTGGAGATACCTGCATAGCAGGCTCGAACTACCTCTTCCGCGTAAGTGTCAAATCCGTCTGGATCCTCGTTGCCTATAAACCGCACGATTCGAATTTTTTTGTTAAGCTTTCCGGGATTAATATTCATTTACGCATACCTCACAATAGGTTGACGCAATGCATTCCCAATACTGCGTCAACCACCTTATTGGTACTTGTTTTGTCACCATTGGACTTATCAGCATAGTACGTCCGGTTGTCATACATATCCTGGCAGAGTACCATGATAGCAATCCAAAAATCCTCATGTGTGTCAATCTGCGCATCATCCAGCCCGGTATAAGCCCGCACAAACGCTTTTGCTGCCTCTATGGTGATCTTAACCAGGGTAAGCTCCGACTCGTTCGGTTCGTCAATGCGCAGATATTCCACTACTTGCTCTGCCGTGATTTCGCTTACTTTCATCCTCCTGCCTCCCCATCCGCAAATTATCAGGCGGCCTTTATGGTCAGTGTTGCCAGTTTACTATTATCCGTGACCCTCGCGTCAAATTCAAACCAGGACACCACCCCAATTGCATGCTGTGTCGCATATTTCTCTCGCAGTACCTCGATAGAGATGTTTTCCCGGAAATTCACGGACAGCCCGGAGTAATCGCCGTATAAGACAGCCTTGCTTCCCGCAGCCAAGCCAGGCATGTTGTCCGACAGATAAACCGGCTTGCCAAGCAGACGGTACGGGAATTCTCCGGTTACATCGTCCTGTAGCAAATAGCGGTTATTTGCATCTTTGAGTTTTTTAATTGCGGTAAAGGTTCCTGGATTCATTGTCCAGCATGCACCCGCCTGATAGACCTGTTTGATTTTTGCCTGCAACTCAATTAACTCATCGGCAGTAATCGCCGTCGCAGACGTGGTGGTCAGCGTAGTTGTTGTATTCAGCGCTCCCTGTGCCGCGCTGGTACCCGTGCCGGTCAAAAGCTGTCCCTCAATCCACACGGCAATCTCCTCTGCCATTTGAGTGACAATAAAATCCACCACGGAAAATGTTCCGTTGTTTTCCACACTCCTCCCGATCAATGTTAGCGCGCCAGCCAGGAAACCGCCTAAATCTACACTGGCGAACTTGCCAGAATCGGCAGTCAGCTCTGTGAACTCTGTCTGGTAGCCTACGGCGATATCGTGGGTAGAATTGGCTTTCCCCCATACGGGGACTTTCAGGGTTCCCTTTACATTGTAAATGGTGGATCCCGCCAAGATCGGGCATCGATCCTTGACTGCTTTAATGATGCGGTTCGCAATCGTGGTTGGAATAATGGCCCCATTGTTGGCCATTGTCATGTTCTGCTCACCGGCGCGCATTTCCGATACCCGGCCTAGAACGTAATCAACGAATTCTCTCTCATCGGCCACCGCTCTTTCCTCCGGTTCGCTTGGTGCCGGATCTCTCTGGATGCTCCTGGTTCGCTCCTCTCTCTCAATGGTTGCGTCAATTGCGCGAATCTCCGCTTCGGCTGCGTCAAATTGCGCCATTTCTTCCTCGGTCATGGCTCTGTTTTCCGTGTCGGCGTTACCGACTAAGCCATCCATGATTCGCTGCTGTTCTTCCCTTTTTTCCACTAATACCTTGAACTTCATGTTTTTCTTACCTCCATATAATTTTACTTTCTGGTTGCTTCAGCTCTCGCCCGATAGGCCGAATTATCAAAGGCCAGTGTATCGGATTCTTTTGGGGATTCCGCTATCTGTACGACGTCCTCCATGCTTCTTGTTTCAAGATCCACTTCTGTATCTGCCCGAATTTCTACCGATGTCGCGGAATAAATCGGGGTTTTTTTTACCACTAAGGTCAGGTGGTCTAAGTCAAGGGCCTTGATTTTGCGCAACATCAAGCCATCGGCCCGTTGTTCTAGTTCATCTCGGACGTTGTACATTCCAAACGACCAGCCTTTCACCTTTCCTGTTCTCGCCAGTTCTATTAGCGCCTCGTCGGTAATCAATACGTCGGCATGCAGCCCGATGGGATCCTCATAAAGTTCGAGTGACCCTTCGTCTGTACATCCGTATACATGAGTGCTATCATGATCCACCGTAACGGTGATATTTCCGGCTCGTTCAATTGCTTGCTCAAAGGCCCTTGGCTCGATTTCCTCAACTACTTTCCCGTGCGGTGTGATAACCGGCCTGCTTTTCTTCTCAGTTACATTCACGTAACCTGAGATATGTGCGCCATCGGCTCTTACTTCAATTTTCATTTTTCACCTCCTTCGGAGGGATCCGGCGCAACGGAACCCCCTATTATTCTTGTTTGATTCGTGTTTGGTGTGTAAACCGTTTTTGTAATTGGATCGTATAGGACGTCCTGGAGGCCTATCTTAATCCAGTTTAGTCCTAGTGGCTTCATATCTTCTGCATAGCGTACCTCGTCAATTTGCATGAAGTTGGCATCCAATGCTGTTTTGTAGGCGTCAAATCGTTCCTTCATGTCCCCTTTCAGCAATTCTTTCGTGTCAAAAGCCCAATAAAAAACCCCTTTCTCTTTTTCAAGAAGGAAGTCTTTGTTTAGAGCGCATTGGATTGCGACCATGAGCGGAATCGCCGCTAATTTTGCCAGGCTGGTTGTATCTGCCTCGGTTGCTTTCCCGGCCATTACTGCCGGAGAAATGTGAAATATCTTGGAAAACTCTTCTGCGTTAGTCGCCTTGTTCTCGTTTAGCTGCATTTCTGTCGACGTGTCCGAACTCTCCTTAAAATCGATGCCCGAATTCAAAACCACCATGTTATCAGAAGTATTGCTATATAGATTTGCAAAAGCTTTTCGTAATTCATCCATAGAGGGCTTGTCTAATTTCTTCTCGGCCCTTAAAAACCCCTTTTTGTTGCCCCCTCGCTTAACCAGATTCCGCTCGAATAGCAGCGATTCGTAGGCGACCTCAATCACCTTTGCATTTTCCCGCGTGATAGGGATTCCTTCCGCTCCATCTTTTGTATTCCGCAGAATTTTCAGGAATGTATGTGGTTTATAGGGCATTCCCATTACCAGGATGTCAAAATCCTTGAATATTGGATCCGTGTTCTTTTGGATGGAGATTTTCTCTTCGTCCACATAGTGCAGGCTCTTGAATTCACCTTTTTCCTTGTGGATATAAGCATAGCCGCCTTTTCCAAGGTAGTAATCTCTGATAATAGCTTTCCAAAAATCAACCGCGCTAAGAGTGTCGCCCGTCTCATCATTCAAAATCCGTATGCGTTTGTCTCCTTTCACTTCTTCCGCCTCGTCTCCGGTATCCCGGTACATTTTTATCGGCGTACTGGCTATAACGTTCGCCACCAGGTCGATCGCCCCGCTGACTGTAGGTATTTGCAGGGCAATTTCTTTTGTAATGCCCTGACTGCCAAGCAGCGCCTTTAGGAGGCTGTCTTCAAATTCTACCGTATCCGCACGGATTTCCGTCTTTTTTCTCCAGTGTAAGATTCCCATTAGACATTCCTTCCTTTATGTTTGGGCGATAAAATTATTACCGCCGAATAGCATATCTTGTTCCACTAAATACACAGCGTTGATAAGAGCAACTACCATATCAACCTTTCCTCTCGATTTCTTTTTGTTTACGTATTTGTTCAGGTTGGTATCTTCTGTACAGCGGGCGTTTTGAAAATTAATTTCCAACATCTGGTTTTCATCATAGCGGAATTGTCCGCTCAAAATCTTCTCTTTTAGGAGTTTTGTCGGCATGTGCAGTACACTAGAGTGCTGTTTGATTTCCACGCATTCCATCATTTTCTCCTCCAATTTTTGAACCGTTGAGATCGCATTGTACCGGTCATAACCGGCCTGGAGGATTTCCACACCGTACTTCTCTTCCATTCCCAAGATGTGGCGTTCAATAAAGCCGTAGTCGATAACCTCATCTCCGCAGGAAAAACAGGCCCCCTTTTCAATGAGTCGCTTGTAATTCACGTGTTCTTTATTGCTTTTAAACTCCATTTTATCCACCGGCAAGAATCCCCATACTTTTGCATAGAGCACGTCGTTGACAACCGTGGCCATTGCTACGGCTGTGTTATCATCTGATTGGGACAGATCGATGCCTACATATACCGCCTTTCCGCGCCAGAAGTCCAGGTCTTCGGCTCTTCGGCATTCCTTCACCTTTGTAATTTCAACGTATCCCTCGACGCCCAGCCCTTTATATTTAATGTTGCAGTGTTTGCAAAGATAATTCTCTCGTTTGTTTTCATACAATACCGCAAGAGAGCGGAGCCGTTTTAATTCTTCGAAAACGTACTCATGCGCCACGGCTACCGGGTTGCTCTGGTAGATCACCAAATCCTCAGTCATCCAGCGATCTTTTACCTGATATTCAGGATCCGGCTCATACAATAACGCGAACCGGCGTTTATCATCCATCAGGCCATCCAATGTTTTTTTTGCAATGTCTACTTCGTCAATCATGACATTATCATCATTTGGATATTGGGTACTTATGATAATCCCTAGTTTGTTGCGTAGGATAATCTGGGATGAGCGCATGGCCTCTACTGGATATGCATCCATTGCCCCTGCCTCATCCGCCAAAAAAGCATTAGCCATCTTTCCGTCCATCTTGTCTTCAGAGTAAGCAAGCGGGGTGTAGTCGCTTTCAGTCAATATGCATCTGATTTCGCTTCTCAATGGTTTAAACACCGGCTCGTACTCGTCACATAACAGTGGACTGGTTTTGATAATTTTCCGAATGGCCAGCTGGAGTTCCTTAGAAAGTTTGAGATCTGGCGCAACGGAAAAGAACCGGGAAAATCTCGGTTCTGTCAGCATCAACAATATAAAAATTACGGCACTGTAAAAGGTTTTAAAATTCTTTCTTGCAATTTCCAGTAAAACCGTGATGTAATATCTCGTATTAGTATTATCCCGGCACTTAGTGCAAAGAGCAGCCGTAATCAACAGCCATGCGTACCCCTCCATTCCCTCTGCCATCGGGCAGTCAAGATCCGGGTGTGTCATGAGTCCCAGGATTGTACATATTTTCGTGTATGCTACCTCATCAACAACTGCCTCGCCGTCTTGTCCGTCCGCAATCCGCAGCCACGCCGCCGCCTGCTTTTTGACGTAGACCGGGACTTGATAATTATTTGGCTGGACACACCAAAAGGCGTATTGGTAGGCTTTTCCGTGTTTAACCTCCATTAAGCGCTTTTAACAGCGGATTCTCCTGCCTGTCGTCCTTCTTTGGGACGCTTCGCAAGGCGGCGGCAATCGTCATGATATTTTCCTTTTCAATATCCAGTAGCATCTTTCTTTTCGCCTGCACCTGGCGATCATAAGAGATCAGCGTGGAAGATAGTTTTGTCAGTTCTTTAATTACTTTTGTCAGATCATCGTACTCAATCTCTCCGGCCTTTTCCATTTTACCAAAAGCCTTTTCCATATGCCCGATCAGGTTGCTTACACGCTCCCTCTTGCACTCCATTTCCGTACACTCAACCATGATCTGACAATAGCGGTTGATTACCGATTCATATAGAGCGTCATTCTTTCCAATTTCTTTTAACAGTCCCTTGATTCGCATAAATTCCTTATGGGCTTCCGGTTTATCCCGTACTGTCTTGCGCTCTTTTAACTCTTTTCCCGTTAGCATGGCGGCCTCGCCATCCCGGCGCGCGCGGAGTTCTTTCTTTGTTCGATGTGATTTACCCTCTGCTGCAAGAACTGTATATGGCTTGCTTGGTGTTGGCATAGTTCGCCCCCTCCTTTCTCTCAATTTTCTCTCAAAGGCTGATGTGGGAACATTTTATAGATCGATGGGGGCGGTAGGTGTAAAAATTTTCTGAAAATTTTCATTTTTTGCCCTGGGGGGGAGGTCAACTCCACTATGTCTTGCTTTTTTATCTACAAAACACTGTCTTTAGCCTCCTGCTCCGCTATAACCCCTTGTATCTCTTTGTATGATATTTCCCCTTTCTCTGCCATCTTGTGATGAGCCTCACAAAGGGTGATTAAATTGTCATTGTCCATTCTCTTGTCCCACGCATCCTCTAACGGGATCGAGTGATGTACTTGCAACCCGCCGCTCATTAAGACTGGAGGTCTCTGCCTGATGCATACCTGACACAGGTACTTATCCCTCTCTTTAATCTCTTTGCGTTTGCCTTGCCATGCAGTCGTCCACCGGAACTTGTCTTTGTCCGTGACGCACTTATGCTTTACCGGCCTCCTGCCGCAGTCGTGTTTGCTATCATGGACTTGACCACAATATTTACATGATTTCAGCATGTGACACCCTCCCCTGTGTATTTCTCCCCTATGGCTATATATCAGAAAGCCCTGGGATGGTAGGAGGAATACCCGCCCCAGGGCATGGAAAGGTGCCCGGCTTCGGGCTAGTCCTATTGTCATATTCGTGGCGGAGGTTCAACGGATCCCGCCACTGACCCGACCACCTGTCTAAAGTGGGTTTGTTTTTTTACTATACAACGCAAAACGCCCTGCATCTGCAAGGCGCTCTGTATGTTCGGGGAGGTTACTAGGCAATATACATTTATCACCAATACCATATTAACATAAAATAATCGGACAAAACGGACAAACATTATTTTTCTTGAAAAAATCTATCATGTGCCTTTCGGCAACTTTCGCTCGTATGCTTCCCCCCCATCCGATGCGCAATCTGCACCCATCCATTTTGATCTATATATCGATATTGCAGTATGCGTCTTATCCGGCTATCTGCTATTCCCTGAATAAACTCTTCTGCCTGTGTGGTGATGGTAAGTAGCTTCTCCTCGGCTGCCCGTAGCTGGATCGCGTACTTCCTTAGTAGCCCTATCTTTCTATCCTCCTCTGGGAACGGATACCCGCTGATTCGGATACTTCCATAGGTTCCGTCCTGTCTGGTTCCCTTTACGGAGTCCCCCACGATGGAAAGATTCTCAATCTCTCTTTCGGTTTTGCTTATTCGATTCCTTATGTCCTTGACTTCTTTTTTTAACTCACAGTATTGGACTAAAATATTTTTATCCAACGGAACCGCCCTCCTCCTTCACCGTATCAATCAATTCTGCTATGCAGTTGTCGCACAGCATGATCGTTGTCCACCCGTGCCCGGTGCGGCTTACCTTAATGCTCTTTATATTCTTGTCATGCCCGCAGGAATTACAGACTGCGTGACGTTCATTTACGGCAACCTTTATCATTCTATCTTTTCCTCCTCCTCGGATTCCGCATTATACGGCTCTGGCAGCGGTTGCCATGCGATCACCTCATAAGCTCCGTTGAAGGCGCTCCATTCGCCGTCCATTGTGCAGTCATCGGAGATAAATAACTCACCGTTTTCATGATCTCTGACTGTGACGGTTACAAGGTCGGAACCCATATGAAAAGCATGATCATATATGTTTGCTATTTCTTCGCGCTCTTCAGGTAATCTCTCTTTAACGCTTATCCACTTTCCCATTCTGCGTTATCCTCCTCCGCTTCTCTTTCTTCGTCGGTATCATTGTTATCTCAAATCACCTTTCCGCCGTGCTTCCAGGGCCGTGTCTTATTATACTCGTGCTTGATGCGGATAGCCTCGTCAATGTCGATCCCGGACTTACCACAGTAATCCAATATTCGGATAATACAGTCAGCTAATTCTATTGGGATTCCTTCCGGTTTCGGCGGTGCAGTTAAGTTGGTGCACTTTACCCTATCATAACCAGCGCGGCAAGTTATTTCGCCCCTTCTTGCCGGACAGCCGATAGGGCATGGGTAATATGTTCCAGCGTTTCCACCCCGGTACTCTTCCAACGCCTCCGACAACTCCGAATGACACAAGGCAATAATCTCTCCGAAGCTACGCTCTTCATCCCACCAACCATGATCTGCGGCGTTTTTGTGAATTTCTTTCGCTAACTCATTAAGCATTATTACGCCCCCCTCTTCTTGTCTGATTCATTTATGTTTTTCTTCTCTTTCGGGCAGTCCATAATTTCTGCCACCCATTTCCCCCTATAAGGCTCGTGGTAGCAGCCTCTAAATTGCCATCCGTCCGGCGCGCTATATACCACTCGGCACGAATCACAATTAGCACATCGTTCGCCAATTTTCTGTTCCACTCTCTTCCTCCTGCCTATCCCATTTTGGGATCGTACTCATCAAATGCCTTTGTTGTGGCAAATATTTTTTTGTTGTTACACCAGCGTTGCAGAAGCCTGGTCTGCTGTGGTTGTCCATAAAACCAAAGCCCGCTATTAATGCTCCTGCCCCTAAACATATAACGTTTATCCATACCTCTCCACCTCCGCAATATGCTCTCTTGGCGGAATCCCCATACCATACTGATCCTTGATCCGCTTTACCTCCATGCTCCAATCCCTGTTAAAGTCACGCGCCCACTTATCTAGCCTGACCTCACCCAGCGGCTTGCTCCGGCGGAGTGCTGATTGTCTACTGACTGCTGCACAGCTAACCCCCAGCTTGTCAGCTATGGCTCTGTGGGTTATGTCCCTATCCAGCATCTCGTTAATTTTTTGGGTTACTTCCGGTTCTAGCTTAAATCCTCTTGGCATGGCCTATCCTCCTCCTGAATCGTTTCAACTACTGCGGGAATATGAACATATTCGTAATCCTTGAAACCCCGGCTGTCATACTCCGGCCATGTTGCCCTGTGGAATACCCAGCAGGGGCAACTCCTTGAATGTTCTTGGTACTCTAACCACCACCCAACGCACGGTTCGCCATCTTCATTAATGCCCGCCCTATGTCTTGCAAAACCATTTCCAATTGCTATGTAATATGGCTTTTTAATAGATCCCAGTTCCGTCTTGGCTATTTCAATGGCTTGCTCTTTTGTGTATTTTTCTTTTGATACTGCCAGGTTGTCGTAGCCTCCGTAAAATATAGCATAGTTAAATTTACTCATATTTCCTCCTCTGCTAACGCTCTATCTGCTTTTGTAGGGCTTGGATTGCTATATCAAGCGCCTTTACTGCTTCTTTATTGTTCTCTAATGCTTCAATTGCATCTTTATCACCAATTTCCGCATATTCGACTGATGCGACAAATTGGGCTTGTACTTGTTCTAGTTGTGCTATCGCCTCTTGTTTAGTCATTTCTGCTTATCCTCCTGCCTATGGCTTAGCTTAGAGTTCCATAAGATCTAAATTAAGGTTTGCCTTACACATGTTATCAATATCGAACCAGTGTTCCTCACTCCTGGCTTCTTCTTTCGGAGGTTCATTCTGGTATTTTTCATATGCCTTTTCATCTAGCATAATTCTTGCACCGCTTTTTAAATTGATAATCCATCCGCTTTTCATTTTTGCGTTCCTTTCCCTCTCTCGGCAATGGCTTAATATTGGTTTTACCATTCGTATCAAAGCCACCCGCTAGAAGCTGATTGTTTATTTCACGAAGATATCCGCGGAACCAATCGGGATACCTGTTACCGTGATACTCGTCTACTAATTTACTGACATCTTTATAGCTTGACAAATCGATTGACGGTCGGTCTTCCAGTAGTAGCCTTACGCAATATGTAAATGTTTTTCCGTTTCTTCTTCCACCGCTTGGAAAAGCGGAATCGTCACCTTTTAGGTATGCCTTCTGCCAGTCAAAAAGGTAGAAGCCGAAGACCCGTTCGAGTTTAGCAATAATTTTGTCTGTAATCGCTTTGCGCTGGATTATAATCTTGTCCTTTGCCAGTGCGTACCCGCACTCTATACACGCCCCTGTGCTTCCTCTCCACCCGCCGATCATGTATGCCGCGTCCGCAAGGTCAAGAAGGGGCAGGCATATCTTCATGTATTCGTCGTGAGTTGCCTCGAACTGTATTACACCGTTCAGCGCAGCGGGGTTTATGACCTCATGTCCTTCCGCTTTTAACTTTTTTTCGGCCTGTTCAAATTCCTGTCGATAATTCGGGTTATTAGTGATTGGGCCGATTATGTATACTCTCATGTGTCTACCTCCCTTTATAAGTTCATGCTGATTTGCTCCGGCTCCGGCGTGACATCGAACCGCATAATCATTTGTGCCTGTTCCTGTTTTAATCGCTTTTTGGCTTTGTCGTAGTATTCTTTATCAGTCTCAAATCCTACAAAGTCAAGTCCTGCATTGTGGCAGGCTATAAGGCTACTTGCGCTGCCCGTGTGCGTGTCGATAATTTTGTAATTTGGTTTTGCGTAATTTTGCAGTATCCAACTATAGAGTGGAACGGGTTTTTGGCATGGGTGTATTTTCCCTTTGTAGTCGCCACGTGCCAGGGGATCGTGCTGAAAAATCTTTGTATTTCTGTCAAACGAAGTCCATGCCAGCTCTGCCTCGCCGTATGATCTCCCCTTAAAGCCGTTACCCTTATCCCAAACTATCCACCCCCTGGAAGGTGGTAACTCAAAGTAATTTCCACCAAAAATTATCTGTTCCTTTGAAACCCTGAATAGTCCGTCAAAATATGCTTTGTCTGGCGGGGACAAATCCCAATCTTTTTGTTCATGCTTCTTTTTTTGTCCTTTTTTCAGACCGGCATTCATGTTTATATCTATCCCGTATTGCGGGTCTACAATGGCGAGGTCGAAGAAGTTATTCGGGAATTCTTTCATCCACTCCATGCAATCCAGGTTGTAAAATCCAAAATCCAGCATTTTTCTTCCCCCTAGTTAAACGGCAGTTCTTCATCTTCCACCCCGTCCGGTATGTTCATGAATCCGTCACCGGACGGCGGTTCAGCCCTGCCTGGTGCATTCTTGCTTTCCGCAAACTCTATTTCTTCCGCAATGATCTGCATGCTATATACTTTTTGCCCTTCTTTGTTGGTGTAGTTGTTGTTTTGTATGCGACCGGTAAGCAGGATCTTTGTTCCCTTCCGTAAGTACTTCTTCGCAAATTCTGCTTGCTTTCCAAAAGCAATGCAATTGAAGAAGTCTGCTTCTGCGGAATCTCCGGTACGCTTAAAGCGCCGGTCTACTGCTAGGTTAAATCTTGCGAGTGCTATAGAATTGTCGGCGTTGCTATAACTGACTTCGGGGTCTCTTGTTAATCTCCCCATGAGAATTGTTTTGTTCATATGTCCTCCTGCCTCCTTGCTCATTTGCTTCTTTTGGTTTTGAACTTATAGACATCGGCACCCCTGTGAGTTAGCACCGGCCTGATCCGGTTACGCTTATTCGCCCTGCTCTTCGCCATTTTGCTTCTTCCCTTCGCTTTTTGCTGTTAGTATGCGTATTTGTTTTCTGTGTGCCGATCTTCTCCATAGCTTGCTGCGGTTTTGGTTTCTTTTTCCCATTTTGTCCTCCTGCCCCTATAGGTAATTTCGTCCAAATTCTTCCATGAATTTTTCGTGGCTATATTGGCTTTCAAACGCCCTCTGCCCAATCTGCCTTAATCTGACCATGAACCGCCTGTTATTATGTACCGCCTGCGGGGTGCAGACGTGACAGGCCGGGCATAGATGCACTGTAAGCCCATACTTTTCTGATTTCTTCCGGTCGGCTCCTCCAAAAATGTGATGCTTTTGTAGTATTCCGTATCTTCCGCATTCGTAACACCTGACGGCTGGCGTCTCCTCTATGATGCTTTTCACGGTTCGTGAACTGTTTTCCCGTTAGTTGGGATTACTGTTTTGCTCATTCTTTTTTACTCCTCTCTTTCCTCTGGTTTTCCGTCAGCTTGACGAATGTATAATGCCGGTATTGATATCCGGTTACCCAATTGACGCCCTGATAGAGCGACTCTTTTTCGAGGTAGTAACCCTTTGGCGGTTTCGGATCTTCGTTCCATGTCGGGCGCTTCATAATCCGACGTTCCGGGGCCGGAATTTCTAAGTTGCGGCTCCGTGAGAAATGCTTTTCCATGATAGCTTCGTCCGGGTCTGGCTGCTTTGCTATGTAGTCGGCCAAGTCCTGGAAGCCTCCACGCTGATATAGCAACTCTATGTGTGTGCCTCCGTGATCCCAGCACTTGGTGATTAGTATGTCCCCGTCAGGCACTCGATTGATGATTAGGTGGTGGTGTATCCCTCCCCGGCTCCCTACCTCAATAACCAGTATCCACTTTAGGACTGCCCCTATTTTTTTATAGCGCCGTCGGAGTCGGTCAAGGAAGTTTCGAATATCTCTTTTAGCTGCTGCTATATCGGAGGGGCGCTCCCCTCTTCGGTATGTTAAGGTGATCCAGTAGTCATTCGGGATAAAGTTTTTCTTGATCAGGCGCCGGACATTCTTTTCACGGTTTCGCTGATTCTGTTTTGCGATTTGCTCTGCCGTAGCCTTCTGCCTCTTCGCCCTTGCTTGTCCCGGCGCCCCGTACTTTCCAGAGTGACTTTCTTCCACTTCGATGGATCCCTCGAAAAAGTATTTTTTACGTTCGTACATGCTCCACCTGCCCCTAAGTCTAATATGCTTATCAAGTGCGAAAATGGTCGGAAATCCGCCATTTCTCCTTGACTTTTTGGGCCCGAAGTGGTATAATTATGTTGGTGTAATTGTTGGCTTCGGCCCTGGATCCGCCTGACAAGTCAGGCGGGTTTTTTGTTTTGCTGTTCTGTTTTTTCTTCTCGTTTCTGCTGACAGTCGCAATCTTCCCCGTGGTCAAGGTGTGCACCGCAGACCGGGCATTTGATATACTTTGCCATGTAGCTGTTCCTCCTAGATTTTTATTCCTTTTCGTCACACTCACACAGTGCTTCTAAGTCTTCGATTAGCCCCTGGCACCGTTCGGCAAAATCGTGGTTTTTAAAGGAAATTCCTCTGCAAAGCGTTAACGGTTTTCCCGCTACAAACCCGCCCCACGTCGCGTATATGTCAAACCCGTAGTTACATAACTCGACAGAAACAAAGTGTCCTTTTTTCTGTGCTTCCAGGGCTGCATCTATGATTTTGTTATAGATCCCCCTGGCTTCCGCTGAATATCTATCCATTTTGTTTCTCCTTATGGTTATCTCTTTGTTGGGAGCATGTCCAGACTTTTAAGTTTTCCATACTCTTCGTTTATCAGCGCAATTAAGATATCGCCGAACTTCCGTTTTAGCTCCTGTTCCTGTGTTGCCAGGAACTGAACAAAGCATAATTCCAGTGCTGTCATATCCATTCTTTTGGTTCCTCCGTTATATGTTTCCATGCGCTTATGCCTCCTTTGGGCTTGTCCACCGGGCCGGTTAACGGCCCTTTGCCTCGTTTGCGGCCTTTTGGGCCAGATGTGCGTACATGAAGCGGCTTAGGTCTTGCAGGATTTTCTCCTGCTCCTCCGGGCTGACTATGCAGTCATCGTGGATATGGGCGGTAAATTCGCCGTCTTTAATGGTTTTGATTATTGCCATGCTATGTACACCTCCTTTTTTGATTTTATGAGGTTATGATTGTACCAGTTGCCAGATTCTTCGGGTTACTCGCCATTTAAGGCGTTTTTGGTAGTTTCCAAATTCTTCCATTCCGTCTATAATTGTCGTATCGACATGGCAGTGTCGAAACACTAAAGAAAGGAGAAAATTTATGGATACATTGAAAAAAAATATCATCACGTCGTATGGTGCCATCCCCTTTGTTGAAGGAATGGAACGAAACGAGCTAATCCTCTTCACAGCGGCTGGACGCATCCACGGGACCATGCCTAAAGATGACACTGATTCCTATATTGTCAGGGTGATTAGAGAGCTGGCCCAGGATTATCGTGATGAGCGGAAAATCCCTGATGATGTCTTACTTGACGGAAACGACGGCTTTCTGATTCTTGAAAATGTTACGCTATACAAAGACGGCGCTACCATTAACTTTCCGAGCCTCACGGTATTTTTTGACCAAATCATTGCAGTTACAATTGGGAATATCCACTGATATGCTTTCATTTCTCAGTACCGTTTGAGTCTCTTTGGGAAACTGGCCAGTAGCCGCCCACAGATCAATCAGGGTATTCGCCATTTCTGGTATTTTACTGTTGTCGGAGATGGCGGACTTCCCTGCCTCGCCCTCTATTGCCCGCAGTAAGGCCATTTCTAATCTTTTTTGTTCTTCGTTCATTTTTCCTGCCTCCTTTTATGCTGGCTTGTTTTGCCGCTCTAGCTCTGCTCTGTCTCTAAGTGCTTCAGTCTTGATCCTAATGATCATTAGTCCAGTTTCGTCTAACTGCTCTAATGCTTCTATTACGTCCTGGAAGTCTTTCTTTTTTTCTTCGCCCATGGGATATTCTCCTTTCTGTGCTTTTTTGTAGTTGCCAATTCTTTCCATTCTCTTTATAATGTACTTACATGCGTTGCCGCGCGAACATAAGAGAAAGGAGATTTTCATGATTACTAATTCATCCTATAAATTGTTAAAAAAGATTCGTAAGCCCGGATTCTCCGAAAATTCGCTCCCTCCAAAGTGCCGATCTACCTATGAAATAGACATCGAAACTTTGATTAGCAAAGACTTTATTCGCTTCGATATAATAGGCTACGCAGAATCTTTATACCCCGTTTATTCTGAATACAAAATTACAAATGAAGGAATTGCATATATCCAGCAAAAACGCAAGGGGCTATTAGTGAGTTGGATTCCTTATACGATAACAACGCTCATCGCTATCGCCGCATTGGTTAACTCCATTTTTGCGAGGCTTGGCTTATAATATCTCTAAATTGATCAATAGCGATATAAGCGAAATTACCAGGGGTATTATGTACATTTTTATCCAAAATTTTGTTTTTCTCTTTTCTTCTTCGCTCATGAGGTGTTCTCCTTTCTGGTTGTTTTGTGCTGGTTGTTTGCTATGATTACATTATAGTTGTCTTTGATTACTTTGTCAATTGTTTTTTACAAAAAATGTTTGCAATGATTACATTCTTATGATATAGTAATTCTAGGAGGTGGCAAAATGAACAATAGAATAAAACTCGTTCGTGAGTCTTTAGAATTGACGCAGGAAGATTTTGGGGGCAGAATTGGTATAATGTCCAGGGCGCATATTTCAGCGCTCGAAAAAGGAAGACGCCAAATCACCGAGAGGATAATAAAAGATATTTGCCGGGAATTTAACATCAATGAGGAATGGTTGCGAACCGGTGAAGGTGAGATGTTTCGATTTGATCCTAATTATGATGAAGCAATGGTATATACCAGCGAGCTGCTGTTGGGAAAAGATAATCCTTTTTATGATTTGATTATTGAAATCATGCATACGTATTACGAACTTGATCCAAAATCACAGGAAGTCATTAAAAACTCTATAGTAAAATTGGTCGATAACCTTAAAAAAAGAGAAGGTTAATCCCTTCTCTTCCTTTTTAAGTACAATTTGATAAATGTGTATATCTGCTTTAGTATTGTCTCGTCCTCTTCAGTGAATTCCTCAACTGCCTGAACGACGTAACATCTGTATTCTTCTGTTTTCATCCGCGCTTCCTCCCTCGTTACAATTTGCAAACATATGTTCCTGTCAGGTGATCTTATAATAGCATAGTACTCCCTAAAAATCAAGAACATTTGTTTTGCCTTTTCCGGTTATCGAATATTGAAGCGCGCGTGCCCCTTGTCTTATGTATTTGTAGTATAACATACTCAGGGGCAATTTTTGCTGGCAAAGCCTGGCAGCGTATGCGTTAAGTGCTTGCACTGTGTCAAGGCATTTGGTATAATTATTTATCACAAACAAAGGAGGACGAGGGAAGATGAGAGAGAAAATTGTACTAATTCTAGCGGTGACAGTGATGTTCACCATGTCGGCATGTGGAGGCGGAGGTGCCAGTACATACAAAAAGGCTGCTGAAGCTATAGAAAATGGTAATTATGAAGACGCAATTGAATTGCTAAATTCCATTCCCGACTACGACGATTCGGACAATTTGCGCAAACAGGCCAACGTGGGAATATTTAATGCGGTTGTTAGCGCAAGTACTAGCCCTGAATGTTGTGAGGTTGCGTCTGACGGCAGCTACATAAAAATTGACACAAACCCAAATAACACAAAGAGCTTCTACAATGCTGGATACACGCAAACAGTGCAGGACATCAACCAAGCCCTCGGCTTTAGCGATTCATTGTGGGAAAAAATGGCCCAAACTCGGGCGTTAGATGGGCGGCAGAGTTTTGAAAGTGATGAATTTACCGTAACATGGTCATATCACCCGGATAATGGCCTGAACGCTCTTTACGAGAGGAAATGACTTATATACTAATACCGCCCCGGTGCTGCATCACCAGAGAGGACGGCATGTGGCAAAAGCAAAAAAATTACCGTCCGGCAGCTGGCGTGTACTTGCACGGGCGCGGATATAATGGAGGCAACGGAGGTGCACAAGGTGGAAAAGTATGCTTTATACCTACGCAAAAGTCGCACTGATCAGGACGCGGAACGGCGGGGCGAGGAGGAAACTCTGGCCCGGCACCGTAAGGCCCTGACAGAGCTGGCCGGTCGAATGGGGATAGAAATAAGCGCAGTCTACCAGGAGGTTGTAAGCGGTGAGTCAATCGAGACACGGCCAGAGATGCAGCGACTTTTGGATGATGTGTCAGAGGGGTTATATACCGGCGTCCTTGTCATGGAGGTTGAAAGGCTGGCACGGGGTGACACTAAGGATCAGGGGATTGTGGCAGAAATCTTCAAAATGTCGGCCACGAAGATTGTAACTCCCAACAAGATATATGATCCAGAAAATGAATTTGATGAGGAATATTTTGAGTTTGGCCTTTTCATGTCCCGGCGAGAATACAAGACCATCAACCGCCGAATCCAGCGTGGACGCATTGCATCCGCTAAAGAGGGAAAATTTTTGTCCAGTACCGCCCCATATGGCTACATCAAGACCAAAATTCAAGGAGATAAGGGTTATACGCTTACGCCTGATCCAGAGCGCGCCGAAGTCGTGAAAATGATTTTTGATTGGTATGTCAACGGCGAGACTGACGCCGATGGTCTGCATCGACGGTTGGGGATGTCTGTAATCGCCCAGCGCTTGGATTCGATGCATATAAAGCCCTTGATCAAGGATACATGGTCGCGTGCCAGTATATCGGACATGCTGCAAAATCCTGTGTATATAGGCAAGATCCGCTGGTCACACCGCAGAGAGATCAAAGAGATGAGCGGCGGTAAAATAGTCAAGGTTCGCCGGGAAAACACAGAGGCTATTCTTGTGGACGGCCTACACCCTGCGATAGTAGATCCAGATACATTTTACAAGGCTCAAAAAATCATTCGCGGTAACGCCCGGACTAAAAACCCGCCGACTAAGGTTCTGCAAAACCCGCTGGCCGGTCTGGTATACTGTAAAAAGTGCGGCGCTCTCATGACGCGCCTGGCCCCTCATCCACACAATCCCTATTCCACCTTAAAATGCCCCACGCCACAATGTGACACTGTCTCAGCTCCCCTTTACTTGGTGGAGCAAAAGCTATTGGAAACGCTTCGCCCCCATTTGGCGGAACTTCGTCTGCAATGGGCGAACCAAGCGCCGAATCAGGCACTATCCGACAGCGTAAAGGATCAGGCCCTTATCAAGGCGCAGGACGAACTAAACGGCCTACTTAAGCAACGCGAGAGCGCCTATGATCTATTGGAGCAGGGCATATATACGGTAGATGTTTTTAATGCCCGCATAGGTGCACTGTCAGAGCGGATTGACACCGCCGAGAGGGCCATTAAGGGCTTGCAGAAGAATCTGGATAAAGACAAGGATTTGCAGGCGGTCATGGATAGGTTCATCCCTGCGATAGATGGAATATTGGATGGCTATGACGGACTTGACGCCGCCGGAAGAAATTACTTGCTCAAAAGCGTTTTAGCTCGTGTCGACTACCAGAAGGAGCAGAGAAACACCCGTACACAACGGGAGGTTGCTAATTTTAATCTGGACATTCACCCTAAGTTGATCGGCGGCCCCTTATAATATGCGGGGTTTGCCTTGCCATAATCTATGATGTCCATAGGTATATCCCCATTCATACGTCATCAGAAACACAAAATCCGCATTCTTTCCCAGATTCGCATAATCCATTCCCTCATAGAGAAGCCCCTCCTGATCTGCGGCAATCTTTGGGGCAAGG